ACTGTAATAAATAATGAAGTTTATCCACTTATCAAAAACCGAAATTGAAAAGTTTCACACTCCTAAAAAACTAGGTATGAATGTGAAACCCAAAGGGTTGTGGTTTGCGTGTGGAGACGACTGGAAGGAATGGGTGCGAGGCGAAATGGGCGATGATTGGCTTGAGAGTTACAAATACGAATACATTGCTGAATTGGACGAATCGAAGTTAATTGTCTTGGAAACCGTTAAGGATATTAAAGAATTCAACGACCAGTTTTCTGGAGATGATAAGTTTTATAGTATTGATTGGGACAAAGTGAAAAAGGACACGGGCAAATCTGGAATTTTTATTAAGACGCCGAACATAGCTAAGGCTCGACAGAAGTATATTTGGTATTCGACGTTTGATATTTGTTCAGTCGCAGTATGGAAGAAAGACGCTATCAAGACTTTCGTAGAGCATAAGATATAATGAGCTGCCCATACGCTTTCATTTTTGGAAAGCCTAGAGAGGGTGCACACAGTACCCGGTTTATGGGCTATGCGGTTGTCGACAGTATTGGAACAGTTTTGCTCGCAATATTGTTAGCTTACCTCTTTAAAACAGAGTTCTGGATAACTTTATTTTTAACCTTTGTAACTGGCGAGATTCTGCATTATATTATGGGTGCTCAGTCTCAATTCCTCACGACATTGGGACTCAGTGCGAATGTTTGTTCATACTAATTAATTATAAGACAACTCCTTCCTGACCTCCCCAGTTTGCCTTAAATTTATAAATATCTATATTTTCATAATATTCTGTTACTCGTAAAGTTCCGTTGAGGTAATAGTTTTGTGGCGACGCCCATGGAATTCGTCCAGTATAATTATCTAGAATCGTATTTTTGGGATCATTGTTAAATATATAATCTTCGGTAGCAATACACTCTTTCTTGAATTCTACAATATTATTGTTATTAAACTGTTTTTTCGATATTAACAGGTCTCTGAACTTATTCAAAATAGTCTGTGAATAAATACCAATATTCATAGACTTTGTATAAATTTTTATACTTGATACGTCAGAAACATCTATTGATTTCAATTTACTGAAGAATGTATCTCCAACCTCACATGTATCATGGATATAAAAATAGTGTTCGTCGATATTACCACGATATAATTCGACTAGTGCTATTAATGCAGTGTAATCAATGCTGTTATAATTGCATTTGATATAGGTTATATTACCACTCTTCTCAAAAATATAATCATGCTCTCCAAAATTTCCCCCGATAAAAACCAGAACATCATATTCATTGAACTCGGGGTGTTTCTTCATACTTTCCAACAAGCAATGGAGTTCAATGCTGTTTTTTAAGTTTGAATTTATCGCAATTTTCATGGTTAGTTATTAGTGTTTTTCTTTTCCCTGCTGCTTAACGTGAACCCAAGGACTGTTCTTCTTTGTTCCGCGCATTGTGTCTGCCGAGTACTCGTCCTGCGACAACATCGCGCTGGAAAAAGGTTTATTGTCGGCCCACAAGGAATCATCACATAAACGAAATGATGGATGGTCACTTGCTTTGTACCAAAAAACCTGATCTTCAAGGCGGTTCGACTGAACCCCGTTGCAGATTACGAGACATTCGAAATTTTCGGTGCACTGGTCCATGAACTGACAGAACATTTCAAATGTTGGGAACATACCAGCATAGTTCTCGTAAATACGTCGTCGGTTTCCAAGAATGTTCTCACGCAAAATAAAGATAAAATCTACGTTTGTACGCAAATTAGGAGTAATACCCAAGGGATACTGCATAGTAATAATAGTCATCACATCAATGTGTCGACCGTTCATGAAAATGTAACGAGTAGACTCTTCCTTAATCCAAGTATTATCAAAAAGACAATCGTCCAAAATCAGGAAGGCGCGGGGGTCAGTAGACGAATTACCGCCAGACCTTCCCTTTTCTCCATTTCGAGCCGTTTTCACACCTAACTGCCGCTTAATAACATTCATCACAATTTCCGGACGGTACTTGTCGTGAATCAGTTTGGATGGAACCATATGCTGAAAAAACTCGTTTGCGACCTCAGTTGCCGAAATCACTGTTCCGATCGGAAAACATGTTTGGGTGTTGAACAGAATATCACGCACCAAGAAAGATTTACCAGTATCTTTCTTTCCGATCAGAACAATCATTGGAGACTTTCGAGAATCTATTTCACATCTATCTTTGAGCATATTGATATCGAACTTCTTTATTGAAAAGTTCATGCTCATCTTGCTTTAAGTGCGTGAACTTTTTAGTTTATGTTTAACACGCCATAATAATATGGTTAAACGCAAACCGACGTCCTCAAGTAGCGACCTTCGTACCAACGCAGTCGCACTCTCTGTGCAACGATACGAAACACTTAAAGCTCAGCAGCCATGGGGAATCAGGCACATACAACCCTTTTTTCCACCTATCCAGAAACTGTTCAAAACTGAAGTTCGTGATTCACCGCAAGAGTTTGGATTTAGATTAGATGAAAGTGTTTCTGCGATTATAGACTCGACTTCAATCCGAACGTCGAAAGGCCATACAGTTCCAGTACATCGCAAAACTACTATGCTCTTATCCCCTTTTAAGTGGATGCAGGGAGATTATGGTTCATCTCTAGGTCTTCCTACCACCGAAGAACAATCTGCCGAAATCCAACGAAAGATTCAAGACCCAAATAACGCAGCCTATGTCGGTGCCGTCCTTTCTGTTATTCTAGCCCAGTCTGGATGCCCTCATTTCCCGAAAGTGTATGGAGTATTCACGGGAGTCGCAGAAAAGCACACCATTGATATCTCAGACGATTACGCCGATTTATCAGAGCGCTCATGGTTTTCTTCCAATATCGGAAAAACTTTCGATATCCGTCTTACCGAAGGTATTCATGCATCTGGTGATTTCAATCATACTCGAGGAGCGCGCGCAGGTATTTTGCTAGGGGAAGAAATCACACTTGAAAACGTAGAAGAACTTCAAGCGCCAGAAGTTTTACCAACCGAACCTGCTGAGATGAATCAGATGATGCGAGATGCAGATGATACCGATGATGACGAGAGTGATAGTTCGTCCGTGTCTACCTCTTACATTTTCGGAATTAAGTCTTGTGAATGCGAATCGGATGAAGAGGATGATGAGGAAGATGATGATTGTGAACCGTTTGCATGGGCATCATTTACCAACGTTCCCGTTCAAATAACAGTTATGGAAACATGTACTGGAACATTTCACGAACTGTGTTCAGCAAATCCCGATTCAAATAAACACCTCGATTGGCTGACCCAAGTAATATTCGCTCTTGCTTTTGCCCAGCGTAATTATGGGTTCACGCACAACGATTTGCATTCCAATAATGTTATGTATGTTCCCACAGAACGTGAGCATATGTTTTATAGTTGCGGTGGATCGTTCTTCAAAGTTCCCACGCACGGATACCTTATTAAACTAATTGACTTTGAGCGAAGTATTGGATCGGTTCGTGTAATAGGAATGAAAGAACCCAAACTGTTTATGAGCGACCATTTCTCCGTAGAGGAAGAGGCTGGAGGACAGTACAATTTTGAGCCATGGTATATCCATAAATATCCCGAAATCAAACCTAATCCATCATTCGATCTTGTTAGGTTAGCTACATCTATGTTCTGGGACTTGTTTCCAGAAGGACCTGGACACAAAGAGTACGAAACAAACAAAGTGTATATTCTTTTTATGAAATGGTTAACGTTGGACGATAACCAATCAATCCTCTTTGGAAAAAAGGATGCTCAACATGATCGGTATCATGGCTTTTATCTTTACAAGGCGATAGCTCGCTACTGTAAAAATGCAGTTCCCCGCACCGAAATTATGTCTTTGAAATCTACGTATTCAGTCAATTCTCTCCCTCCTGGAGAATACTGTTGTATGATTGAGGCTTGAGATTGGATTAAAAAGATGGCTTACCCACAAAAATGTCCTGAACACTGGGAATTTCCATAGTCTTGACTGCGTCGGCAACAACTTCACTGGATGTCGCAAACACTACCCCAGCCGTGATAATACCCCCAAATATCGACAGCTTTCCTGCATCTACCCACACAATGGGTTCGTTTTTTGACCGACGCTCCAGAGCATACACAATAAAGCATACTAGCGCAACAGACACAGCCGCAATAACAATCATCATTTATTTATTCTGCCGTCAACCAAAATTCTACAAGTTTAGAACGAGAGTGTTATCACCCTCCGCTCCAAGCTTTCCTTCGATTTCTTTCAGAGGATCATCTGCTTCTACCGGCTCTGGCTCTGGCTTCTTGTCCATATCCTCAAACTCAATCGTAGTTTCTTCCTCTCCAACCCGAATATCGGCTCGCTCCTCGTTATCCGTTCCATCATCTTCCTCATCACTTTCACTCTCGTTCTCTTCAAACTTTACCTGTTGAACTGGAGCGGGTGGAGGAGGGGGAGGTACATCGTGCGTGGGCTGTAGAACAGGTAGAGTTTCAGAAACGTACTCGTCATCGGCAAAGTACTTCTTAGCAATAGCTTCCCATGGAAGAAAGCTACGAATCGTCTGCTCCATACAATCCGTCACCACCTTTTCTACTTCCTGCCGATTACGCGCTTGCTGCTCCGTAGATACACCCACTGTCTTGAAATAGTACGCCATCTGCCATAGCTTGCGCGCAGACTGTTTGTAAAGTTCATGTACAAACTTTGCGAACGTCGGGCGGTCAAAATCAATTTTGATTTCAGAGGACGAGCCACGGTAATGTAGAGACGCAAACGATTTCATGTAAGAAATGAATACGCCCATTAGAAGGTCATCCATATACGTGCATCCCGACACCTTAATGATACGTTCAACTTCAGTGGATAGAGTAGATTCAGTCCAATCGGGAATACGCGTTAACATATTCTGGAACGTCCGTAGAATCTGGTCTAGCTGGCCATTACGTTTGCAGAGTTCCTCGGCCGAATCACAGATGCTCCAGAATCCATCGGCGACCGGACTTACAAGAAGACCTACGAGATGTTCGCGTAAATGAGCCTTGGCGAATTCAGTGGACGACATTTACTAGTTTTACCCACTATAAACCTATGCAGGAAACGCATCCTTAAAAACGGATTTTATTAGTCTAAGTTACAGCAGATTGTTCCCTGTTATAAATATCTTACCTTAAAAGCTTACAGCCTTAAGAAAGATGTCCGACACCCCGACGATGAATTCCAAGGCGGCGCTCAAGCTCATTTCTGAGATTGAAGCTCGCACCGAGAAGCTGAAGGCGATGTTTGAACCTGTTCCTGCGAATGCGGGTGCTGGTAAGTCGGATAGCGAAAAGACAGGACCGGTGCGCAAGACGCGTACCAAGAAGACCTCGTCAGCTGATGAGGCACCCAAGACTGCCCCGCGGATTTCGCGGATCGCAGGCAAGGACGCTGAAGCTCTCTACACGGGCTTCGACAAGGACGATAAGAAGGGTCGTACGGCGCATCGCGAGGCTTTCAACAAGTATGTTGAGAGTCTGAGCAATGATGTGTTCATGGCTAAAGACAGCCAGCGTGCTCTCATCGACGAGTTCAACAAGACTGTCGCAGTCACGGCCGCTGAGCCGGTGACGGATGGTCACGAGAGCGCTGCGAGCGAGGCCGAGTGAATTAACTTGTGCAACCACGAAAATCAAAAATCCTAAAAACGCCGAAAGGCAACTTTTTACTTTACTTGCGTCCCTTGCCCTTCGTCTTACGAGTCTTTCGCGTTTTACGTGCCTTTTTTGCCGCACGACGTTTGCGTCCACCATTGCGACGAGTTCGGTCTTCCGCCGAAGCTTCGTACGCTAACTTGCGCGCCTCAGCCGTATTAGGAATATCAACTTGCATAATATCTTCCGGCTTACTTGTGGTATCGGGGGGTGACACTGGGTTACGAGACCGTTTGTACCCGATAGTCTGATTACGCGGGGGTGAGAGAGATAGAGGGTCGTACGCAAGAGCTTTATCTATGCTGACTTTCTGCTGGCTCATTTACTTTACTCTCCCCAAAAAACTACTTTACATTCGGGGAATGAGAATTCAAAAAAATGCCGGACTCCGGGACATTCAAAAAGTATACGAGGCACTACGAGTTCAGTAAGTTGGGAGTTCACAAAAGGCTCAAATCTATCATACTTCGACCATATTTCTTGAAAGCATAGAAGATGATGATTTCGAATACGAGTACTGTTCCTCTCGTAAAACTGTAGCTCATCAAACTTATCTGCTTCCGGTTCGACTACGATACTACTATACTGCTGAGCACTTCTATTGTACGCCATCTCACAAACTGCTCTCCACACGGTCTGCCACAACCCTATTGTGCGAAACGCATAATATGGTTGAGTAAATTCATGCGTGGTTTCAATGTACGCAACAATCTCCATTGTGATACTACGTTCTTACCGTGTAAAAGTTTAACCCATAATCAATCCCCACCAAAACATCGGGAACGGAAGACCGAATATTGGGAAAAGTCCAAAAGTGAATAACGCTAGAGTTCCAATAACATACCCTCCTCCCTGAAACAGTGTTGCACCATATTCTGCTCCTACCCGGATACTCGTGAACCAAACAGTCAACAAAATGCAGAAAATAGCTTTGGTGAACAACATCGAAATAATTGACCATACCACGTTTACAGGTTTAGAATCAGCTGACGATATATCCGTGCTTGATGGTGCTGAGAGCTTGAACTTTTTACCATCGGCAATCTTGTAAGAGCTTGCCTTTCCGTTAATTGTCGTATCCACTTTGAGGAATTTCGGTTTATTTGGGTTAGGGTCTGGAATACCTACAGTTGCAGGGTTCACGGTTATATCGATACTCCCATCATTCATGTACGTCAGTATCGCGCTTGTAACATCTGCCCAGTTCCCGTCATAACCATACTGCGCCTTTTTGATTTGAAGACCAGATGCGATTCGAGCTGGGGGCGCACTAATACTTATGCTGTCGCCATCGACTGCCGTTTCAATATTTGAATTTCCACCATTAATCGTGTAATTTACGGTTAGTGTTTTCAATTGACCAGGTGCTGGGTCTTTCACATTCAGGGCCGCTGGAGTGACTACGAACTTTATGTCGCCATCTTTGTTTTTAGCAGCTACTGCGCGAGCTACATCTACACTTTTTGAACCAACGCCATAGGACGCCGACTGAATATGTATGCCGGTGGACATTCTTATTATACGGCAGGATTATGAGCTGAAAACAACGTTCGCAACACCGCCCATGATTCGGAGATAATTGTAAGATTCCACAAATACCCTTACACCAAACGTGTATTGGTACTGCGATGTAGCAAGTGCTGACCCAGTCTGTACGACAGTAACCACATCATTCGGACCATACAACAGTCGTCCATTCTGGTCTACGGCTGCAGGGTTAACAACCGTAGGATTCGCGTTATTGACCGTGGATTTCAGTACGCACGATACAGTTTGAGTCTGCCCCGACTGAACGGTAGCGAGCGCTGGCTGGACGTACGTGTTTCGCAGAATAGGTTTGTTGAACATAGACCCATTCAGATGTCCACTTGGCTGAGTTGTTCCGTGTTCAAGTGCGAAAGAGTACGAATACAACCCTGGGATACTGCTCGATGTCTGGCCAGTTTGGTGACGGTAATTCTGGAGCTGGGAGAAGAAGTAGGTCTGCTTGTATGAGAACCGCTCCTTTCCATCGAGAATAATTGCGGATTCCAGTAAAATGTCCCGCTGCGACGTGTTTGTGGGAAGAGCAACCCCCGATGAATACTGCGGAGTCATGTACAACATGCCGGTAGAATCCTGTGGTGGTTTGTAGGGGTCTACCCAGTTCGTATAGTTATCATAATCATTCTGCTGGAGACGGTCAAAGCGCTGAGCGACCCACACCATTTGAGTACACAAATTTCGCATGAGTACTAGAGTATCATTACTTGCTCCTGCAAGACCATCCCCACTTGTTACATCTACTTGGTTCATTATGAACGAATGTTCATTCTTCGTTATATGGATAAGTTCGGCATCATTTAGGAAAATGTAGTTGGCTTCAATGAATGGACTCAATTTCCAGAACATAAGGGTAGGATTGGTAGGAACTGGAGCGGGTGAATATGTGGGAGGCGACAAGAAATTGTTCATCGTCATAATTGGACTACTTGGATCAGGAGCTATACGTACTCCAAAATTTGGGTTCGCAACTCCACCAATATTCTCACGCACATCGCGAATCGTGAATAGTTGGTACATATTTTTCAATTCAATCACGATTTCTACGGTAGAATAGGTTAGTGCTGAAATAGGCAGAGCAGCTCCCACGTTTTCGCAAAACCAAAAATGGAGAGGAATGTTCAAAACTTGACCGTAAAGTGACGGCTCTGCGGCTGATGTCGCGGTAGAAATCGCATGCGGGTACTGGTTCATTCGGTCGTATGCGTTTGCTGGGTCGTATAGCTGCCGAACGTTTCCGACCATAGAGTTCACCATAGTCTTCTTATTCGCATCAAAATTCAAATCGGCATACAGTTTCATCCATTCTCCAGTATGACGCACAACTTCCTGTCCGTTAATAACGACTGACGCATAGTTAATCATATTGTACCCGATATTTCGTACCCACTGAAACTCATAGCCTATCGCAGCCGCATTTGCGTTGAGGTTTGGGTGAGTTCCCGGAACAACTTGATGGACCGGTGAGTAAATGTTCGGGAGCGTGAGTACTAGATAACAATCATTCACTAACTGTGCGAACTGCTCAACCTTCGCACGAAGAGTTAGAGATCCGGATGCCGGTAATTGTAAATTGGTTGTTTTGAACACCAATTCAAACTGTTCCATCGCAAAATCCGTGTGGCGCTTGTAAACAGACCTAAAATGCGTGAACGAGGGGTTCCCACATACTAGTTGATCTTGTGCACCTTTGTTCACTAATTGCATTAAGCCGCCCATCTTACTTATTTACTGAATAGTTTTATGTGTGAAGACTCCGCATTTTTTACATCCAGTTGTCTTCACGGTTATTGGAGTTGTAGTGCAGCTACACAGCGTATTCAACGTCAGAGATTTCGCGTTCGGGTTCGTAGGGTTCTCTGCTCGGGTTATATACGTCAATTTCTGTGACGCCATGAAATCTGTCCATGATGATGCTGGACGGCGAATTTTAGATGTTCCAACTACTTTGGAAATAAGCATTGCCTGGGAATATCCTAGTTGAGGATTACCTGGTGGGGCAATGTCTTCGTTTGTAGCAAGATTCGCAGATACATAGGTTGTCGCACCACGAAGACGCTGGATGCGGGTCCATTCTCCTGCAGATAATCCACGAGTACCAGCAGAAATATTACTGGCCATTCTCTTATACTACAACGTGCGGAAAAAATGAAATAGATGTCGGGCCAGTACGTCGTCCAATCTGAAGAAGTCGTTTCTCATCCCCCCACGCACCATAATCAAATATCTCATTGCTCTGGGGATCTAACACCATCGCCATTCCTTTGACTTTAATTATCTGCAGACGCCTCTTTCGTTTAACGAGGTTCAGGGTATACAATTCATCTTTTTCATCATCGAGGTATTTGGGGCGGTACGCTAAGTCTTCAGCAGTTACAGATGTATCAAAACGCATACATTGAATCACTGGCTGTTCTTTCGAATGTAGTTTTCGGTGAATTTCACAATCAACGGCCGACTGCTTTAGTACCAACGCTAAACTCTTGATAAGACGGTTCTTACGAAAAGAAACATCGTACAAATACTCATCCGAGCTCATAAATGCTTCACGAGGTTCATCCCCCTCATACATTTTCATACCGGTATCGTTTCGGCGAATAAGGACTACATTGTTCTCTGACGATGCCGTTTGTTCTGGAGTAAAAACAGACATATAAAGTTTCACTGTGACTGTGCGTTCTTCGGGAGGAAGTGAAGAGTGGGAATTCAATCGGATAGCACGTCCAATAACCTGGTCAATACGTGCAGGATTCCAGTAGGGTTCCATAATGTAAACATTTCGGACATTTAGTAACGTAATACCCTCAGCCGCACTCGACGATCCCATCAAAATACACAACCGTTTTTCCTTGATTGAATCTTTAAGTGCCGCTGGAAATGTGTCCGTATATTGACCATTAAATATTTGACGCATAAATTCAAGTTCATCCTCTTCTTCGTCTCCAGTATACATTCCGTATGCGGGCTTACCCTTTTCCATCTTAGGGTCTTCTTTCCATTGTCCGCCTTCCTTAATAAGCTTATATCTCTGAAACCCATTGTGTTTTAATACCAACCCAAATACACCCAGACCTTCTAGAGTTTTGTATTGCGAATACACGAACTGGTTTCTCCAAGGTTTGTTTTCACCTACTCCCTCCTTCAAATCTTTCAGCATTTGAGCCATCTTGGGAGAGTATAGCGCCAAACTTTTGGGAGATAAGAACCGCTCAGGTTCTGCATCGAGTTTGTTAAGAATTACAAGTTTGTCTTCGGAAATAGGATTGCCCCACATAGACGTCTCAGTTTCTCCTGTTTCCTCGGACATCTTGTACTTGAATTCGGGAGGAATGGCGTAATTGCAAACAAGACGAGACGCTGGGCGGTATGAACCCATATCGTCATTCAGAGAAGGCATACGTTTCTTTTTGGCTTCACGCTCCAACTCTTCTTTGCGCGCAGTTAAGTATCGCAAAAACTGCTCATCGGACATTGGGATTTTCGTGAGTGTTTTATCTTCGTCTAATCGTTTCGGAAGCAGGTTTTCATCAGCACCTCGGTAGTATGAAACAAGACCCTGGATACGTCGACCGAACAATAATGCGTTCTTGATTTTAAGCCCGTCAACAAACGTTTTCATGAATTCTTCGAAATCAGTGGGTAAACATTCTAGGAGTTCAGTAGACATCTTCGTTTCATCTTCCAACTGAATACCTGGGAACTTTGTTTCAAAGTCTATTTTCCACTTCGAAGCCCAAAC